ATAAAGTTGAGCGTAGTGATAATAATAGTGATTGGACTGAAGCATGGCGTGGTGTAATGCATAACCAAACTTCTGGTTCATGGCCAGCAGATGGTAGTTCTCCTGGAGGTGTAAGTGCTTGTGGAACTCTTCTGCAAGCAGGAGAAAGATTCATGACTTCCACTAGTCCTAATGATGGAACCGTATGGAGTAATAGTTTAACTGGAGGTTTTGATCAAGCTGCTTCAAATGCTTTTAATGGATATTTGCAAACTTCGCCAAGGGCAAGAACAGGTGGAAACCAAGTTTTATGCACCCTTACTCTTAGTATTACTGTAACTAATTTCGTTAGAGTATTTTCAGAAGATGGATATAATTCAACTTGTACTGTCACTATAGACGGAACAACTTATACATCTAGTACAGGATCATCACATAGATTTGAGCAAGCAGGAAATCTTACTCAGATAACAATCCAGAATAATGGTAGTGGTGGAAGAACTTACATTGAAGGTTTTATGGTAGATGGTTATTTGCTCAAAGATAATGCTAATGGTCAAACAGGATGGGACCTGTCTTGACACACTAAATAAATTGTACTATAATAACAACTGAAACTAAGTAATACCATGTCTGTTGAACCAAGCGCACTGCGCGAAAACTTTACAACCCAACTTGAAACTGCAATTTCTGAAATTAAAAATCTTGAGGCGCAGGTCGTGGCAAAACGAGAACTTGCACTTAAACTCAAAGGTGCTCTTGAAGCTCTGGATCTAGTAGATCCTCCTGCTGAAACCGAAGAACCTGTTGAAGCAGAACCTGTAGCGGCAGAATAACTTTAAAGACCTTCCTTATAAATAACAAGGAAGGTCTTTTTTAGTACATGTCTGCAATTACAATTAACTTAGTGATAGAGCAGGGTACTGACTTCTCAGCAACCTTTACTATCAAAAACTCAGATGGTGCTTCGGTAAATCTTTTGGGGTTTACCGCAGAGGCAAAACTGAAGACAAGTTATTATACTTCAAGTACTGCAACACCGTTTGCAGTAATTTTTACTGACAGAAGTAAAGGAGTAATTAAAATTACTTTGACTGATACAGTTACATCTGCCCTCAAAGCAAGAAGATATGTTTATGATTTAGTCTTGACTTCTGCGAGTGGAGTAAAGACCAGATTTATTGAAGGAATTGCGACAGTAACACCAGGAGTGACAGTATAGTGGCTAATTACGAAGTAAGTACTACTAATTTTGATGTCACACAAAGTGTTGCTAATGATTTTAGTATTGGTTTAAATTATGAAGCACCATCAAAAGGGATACAATACCAGAATTTAATTCTGGATGATTTGCGTTCACAATTTGATGGAGCACAAACAGTTTTTCAGTTAGCAGTTTCTGGGGAAGAATATTATGCATTAAATGACCAGCAACTGATCATTTCCGTTGACAATACTATTTTGCAACCAGGAGTGGGATACACAGTATCAGGCAATGAAATTACATTTGCTACTGCTCCTGCAAGTACAGTTACACCATTCTTTGGAATTGCACTTGCAAATACTGCTGATCTAACTAGAACTATTAATTATGTTATAGACAATGGTTCTAGACCAATGACTACAGGAAACAAAGGTTTCCTAACTATTGATGTTACTGGAGTTATCCAATCATGGGTCATTGTTGCCGATGCTATTGGAGATTTAGAACTTGATATTAGGAAATGTTCTTTTGATGATTTTCCTAACGTAGCATCAATTTGTGGTGGGAATGGACCACAATTAAATAGTGATGTAAAAAGTACTGATATTACATTGACTGGATGGTCAAAGCAATTGAACGCTGGAGACATCATACAGTATGAAGTTATAAATACTACGGTTTCAATCAGTAATTTTGCTATCGCTCTGAAAGTAAAATTATAAATATAAACAGATAAATCAACATCAAACAAGAGGAACATTTTAAATGGCACTTTTAGTACCAAATATTGGTGAGTTAGAGTCGCTCCGTTATCTGCTGAACGCCACTCACCAGATCCCTAGAAATTTAGTTTTGAAGCTTTATACTTCAAACACAGACCCCGCTGAAGGTGACGTACCTTCCGCAACTGCTTATTATGAACCATATGCTGATGGTAATACTAACAGTTATGGTACTGCTGCGAACACTGGATATCCTACAGTAAATAACAACCGTGCTGATCAGAATTATTCTGATGCATACGGTATTCTTCTGAATGGTAACCGTTGGGCAATCTCTACTGCTGGTGATCCTATTGCCTCCGGTACTGGTACTGGTTCTGCAGGTGCCTTTACTATTTCAATTGCTAGTGTAACTGGCACAGTTAGTGTAGGTAACCTTGTCAGTGGTACTGGTATCGGTGCAGGTGCTAAAGTATCCAGAGTAGATGGATCAACTATCGTTCTGACTGTTGCTAACTCTGGTGCTGTTTCAGGCACAATTGAATTCAGTGGTGGTGTTACAACTGCAACATACCCAGAAGAAACATTCACCTTTACTGCTGCTGCTGGTAACGTTTATGGTTACTACTTGGCTCGTGCAAACAACATGCCTGTCACCATCCATGGTGTAACGGATGCTGCCGCTGCTGCTGCTGGTACAGTTCTTACTAAGGGTGATAACACTGATCCCGCTATCGGCGTTATTGGCAATAAGTTTATTACTCTTGCCAACGTTGCTAACATCATGGACGACATCACTGTCGGCATGGTTGTTGGTGGTAACTCCGCTGTTCCTGGTTCTACAACTATTATTGGTATTGACATTCTCAACAGAATTCTTTACATCAACAACGCCCTGACTGACAACATTCAGGTTGCTACTGACTCATCAATCACTCTGTCTTACAGTAAGGTTAATGCTACTGCCCATTCTTTGGTTGCCGGTGATGTAATCTACATCGCTCAAGGCACCACTAATTCCGGCACAACTGTTAGTACTTACACTGTTCATACAGTCTATGATGCTAACAGCTTCAGCACAACACCTGCTCTTGACGGAACTGGTGACCTGACTCTCCACAGCAGCATCATGTTTGCTGAGAGATTCACAAATGGTCCATACCCAATTCAGAACAACGGTGACCAAATCAAGATCACATTGAACGTCAGCCTTGACTGATATATAGTATACATCTTATTCGTTATTGTATTTTGTGAGGGGGGTGTTTTACACCCCCTTTTAATGTGTAGAACGTTTAATGAATACATTTCGCTACGATTCAACATCAATTGAATATTTTGATAGTCAGGACTTGGGTAGCATAGGTGATGCTCCCACGTCCACAGTTGATCGTGGCATAAACTTTTTTGATCTTATTGTTGAAGATGGCACTGCTGGTGTTGTAAACAATGAGTTCATTGTAGAAACAGGAACAGATTTTATTGTAGATGACGTAACTGCAACAGAAAATTATAATCTTGTTGTATGGACTGAAACTACATATCCATTTGGAAATATTAATATCAGCGGCGAAGAATCTGATTCAGCTGGTGTAGTATTTGTTGCTAAGGCACAACCAATTGTCCTTAGAGAGAAGGCAATTGTAATTACAAAACAAGCCTGGACAGGTTCAGGTACGTTATTTGAGATTGCTAATGGTTTAGAGCGCAAAGTTGCTCCTTATATTGGAGGTTCTGGACCTCTGCGTATTTCTGGCGCTTCATCTAATAGCGCCTTGTATGACTTCACAGAAGAGTCATTTAAGACCTATGGTAGTGACACTGACAATGGTCAGGTAACCGCTACTGTAGGTTCTTCTGTTGGGTATGGAGAGATTATCACCATCGCTACTGATGGTGAAACAGACTTTGGAGACATTTTACCTGGAGAAGGTACACCTTTCGGATCCCTGAAGATTAGAGGATTCAAGGTTACAAGTAACAGGTTTAGTGCATATAACGGTTCAGGTTCATTCTCAGTTCTTTCAGGTGGTGTTGATCAACTTGAGGAACCATCTGGAGCACAAACTTACGTTGTTGGTCGTAATCTAGCAACAGGACAATTTATCAGAAGAGATGTCATTGGATTAACATTCAGTGGCGGTAATCCAGAAGCATTTGCAAGAGTAGGATATCAAGGTAGCGGAAGACTCTTCAATTTCTCTGGAGGACTTGAGAGGAAGGTATACGATTATAATTCAGGTTCAATAGTAAGCTTCTCTGTTGGAGATGATGCAGGAGATATTAATACATCCGCATCTACAGTAGAAGATTATGGTCAAGTAACCGCACAATCTAGTGGCGATACTGATCATGGTTCATTAGTAATTACTGAGACTAGACAACCTCTCACTGGTCTCTTCAAACTTACTGGTGGTGACATTGCTCACTCCAACCCAAGAGCGTTCGCTGGTAGCGGAGCATTTAAGACTTACAAAGGTAAGGCAGTTGTTAATGCAGGTCAAGCAAGTGACTTTGCATTCCTGCCTCATTGGAGAAGCCGTGGTGGAATTACAATCACCAACCATGTCATTCCTGATGCATTTGCCAGAATACATGTTGGTTTTGGATCTCTGTTTGAGATCGGACAGAAGGATGAAAGAGCAGTATTTAATTACCAATCTGATATCGTATTTGATCCTTTAGCAACTCTAGGAACCTTAAACTATGGTTCTGTAGATCAGACTACAGCAAATACCGAGAACTATGGTGATGTAACCGAACCTTCTACTGGTGACACATCTTATGGTGATTTGATCCCATACTTTACCAAGTTCGGTAATATCAATATCACTGGTAGGGCAGTAACACCTATTCCAAGAGCATATACTGGCAGTGGTATACTTAACCCCACTGGTGGTCGTGCAACTGTACAATTCAACGAACCTGCAGTTCAGGTTTATCATTATGGTCTCAGTCCGAATCAGACAAGTGCTGGAGAATTCCTCAAGCTTGGCGGCGGAATGTCGCAACTCAAGGTTATTAAGGGATCTTGGATTGGTTCTGGATCTCTCAATAACTCTGGTAGTAATGTTGAGAAAGCAATATTTGATTATACTGAGGAATCAATTGCGGTAGTACAAGATCCTATTGATAATGGTCTTGTCACTTCTTCTGCTACAACAACTGCAGATTACGGTGATGTAACTCAACCATCTACTGGTGATACCATCTATGGTTCAATCACCAATCTCATCACTAATAATCCATTCGGAAAACTCTTTGAATGGACGGGTGGTGATATTGCCCACTCTAATCCAAAAGCATATCTTGGTGCTACTGCTGAGGTTAGAATTACTGGTGGATACAGCAACCTTAAGTTTGTATCTCAGGCAGGTGAATCTACTGCACTGTTTGATATCAGAAATGGTCTTGGTGGAGAGAATAACACTTATGCAAGAGTTAGACCTTTCATTGCATCTGGTTCACTCTTCAGTCATGGAGTCAAGACTGAAAGAGCAACTGTTGCATACAACGAATCTTCTATTGCAGAATCGTTCACATTTACTGATGCTGGAAGTGTTGGATCTGCCGTAACTGTATCTGGTGATTATGGACAGGTCACTACTCCTGTTCCAGCATCTAACATCATTGATAATGGAAATGTAATAGATGTAACTGGTGATGAGCGTCCCCTCGGAAAACTGTTTGAAATCCAAGGTGCTGCTGTTGATAAATTCTTCCCCAAATTTATCTGGAATCGTCAGAGTCCTGCTGTCAGAATCTTCAACGAACAGCAAGATCCTGCAGATATCAGATTTACACCTCATTGGAGATCGCGACATCTTCTCGGCACTCCGAAGATCAGCAATGGTCCAGACGGAGAGTTCAATACTTATGCTCAGTCCAGACCATTTATTGCATCTGGTTCACTGTTCAGTCATGGAGTTAAGACTGAAAAAGCAACGGTTGATTATAATTCATCATCTATTGTTGAGTTCTCTCCAGGTGGAGATTATGGATCAATCACCAATTCTGCTGGAACAACTACTGACTATGGTACTATCACAAGTCAGGCTACTCCAGATGGTGAAGTAGATCTTGGACAGATTATAGTCACTGAGACTAGACAACCTCTTACTGGTCTGTTTAAATTTACTGGTGCTGCTCCTAAGGTTCAGTTTATTCGTGGACCTTATGTTACTAGAGGTGGAATTGTTAATCTATCTGGTTCTCTGGTTGAGCGTGTTGCTCAAGCAGATGATATTGGTGGTAACATTTCTGCCACTGGTATTGCTCAAAGTTCAAGAGCAAGAGATTTTGTTGGTAAGGGCAGACTATTTGGTATTGGTGATAAGGTTGAAAGTGCAACCTTTGATTATAATGGAGGATCTATTGTTGATCTTACTCCAGATGAAGATTATGGATCAATCACTAATAATGCAACAACAACTGATGATCTTGGTAGTATTACATCTACCACTCCAGGAGGAGAAGTTGATAACGGTGAGATAATTATTGTTCAGACTAGACAACCTCTTACTGGACTCTTACAACTTAGTGGTTCTTCTGAAAATCAATTTGTCCGTGGACCTTATATTGCAAGACCATTTGGATTTAGAATCTTTAATGAGCAACAGGATCCTGCAGACTTCAAATTCTCACCTCATTGGAGAGCACGTCCTTACGAACAGGGCAAACTTACAGGTAATGCCGACACTCCTAGAGCAAGAGATTTTGTTGGTTCTGGTTCACTCTTCCATATCGGTGAAAAGGTTGAGAGAGCAGTATTCAGATATACCACAGAATCTGTTGTTGAGTTTAGTACTGGTCCCGATTATGGATCTATTACTGACAATTCAACTGTAACTAGTGACCTTGGCAATGTTACATCTATCACTTCAGATGGTGAAGTTGATAATGGTTCTGTAGTAATTACTCAGACCAGACAACCTGTCACTGGTCTGTTTAGAATTACTGGTGGCGATAAAGGTCATAAGCAGACATTCTCTGAAGTCTCACAAACAATTGAGATTAATATCTCTGGTGCCGCTATTGAGAAGTTTACTTCTGGTGCCGGAGAAACTACTGCTCTATTCAATTTCGTTGGATCTCTCGCAGAGAGCTTCAGCAAAGGTCTTTATACGGGCGAAGGTTCACTCTTCCATATCGGTGAAAAGGTTGAGAAGGCAGTATTCTCATATAATAATTCTTCTGTTGTTGAAGGATTTGGAACAGATCAGTATGGATCCATTACTGATAATGCTACTACAATTGATGATCTTGGATCTATTAGTGATGCATATCTGCCACCCAATGTTGATCATGGTGATCTGGTTACTCTTCCTGGAGAAGAAAACCCATTCGGTCTATTCAGAATTTCTGGTGGAACTCCAGCTCAGAAAAGAATATTCCGTGAATTCTCTAGTGGATCTCTGTTTGGTGTCGGGAATGCCGCTGAAGCAGCAGTCTGGCAGACACCTGAAGAAACCTTCCTGCTCAAAATGCGTGGTGGCGCAGTTGAGAAGCATGTTGAGAATTGGGTCGGAACTGGCAACATTAAGATTAAGGAGGAGACACCTCTCGCTCCTAATGCTGCGGTTAGATTCCGTCCACATTGGAGAACTCAACATCTTCTTGGAACTCCAAGAATTCTTGGTAATGTTGATGTTGGATTCAAGGGTGCATATGTATCTAATGGTGTATTCTCCAGAATGTACACCCACGATGCTGGGTCCGAATGGCTCAGATATCGTCCATCACCTCGTTATGTCAACTCCATCTACGGCAAGATCGGTGGATCAGCAAATGTTGCTGGTATATCAGTATCTCAAAAAGTTAATGTTTATGGATATTATGGTGATGATAGAGATCCAGGAACTTCTGGTTCACTGTTCGGAATTGGTGGTGGAGCAGAAGCTTCCAGCGTAACGCCTCCAACAAATACAGTTCTCTTCAGAGTCAACGGTACTTCACCATCTAAGTGGAATCCTGCATGGACATCTCGCCCTGCTGGATCTCCAAGATTGTTTGGTTCTCCAGACCTCGTTCTTAGATTCAACATCTTCACGAATCCTGAAGTTGCTAAGTTCAACTTCTATGGTGATGCTGATCCTGCATTCCAACGCATATACACTGGATCTGGTAGATTTAATTCTATCGGTGGTGCTGCTGAAGTTGTCGGATTCAATCCAGAAACTGAGACAAGAGCATTCAAGTTTAGCGGCGAACCTATCGTCCGTATCAGAGTTATCCTGTTCCAGTTTGGTACTCTGTTTGGATTTGGTGGTGGTTCTGAGTCCAGAACAATTGAGGTTCCACAATCTACAGTTCTGTTTGTTCCTTCTGGTACTGCAGATACAGATCGCGCACGCGCATTTGAAACATCAGGATCTGAAAATCTCAGTGGTCAAAGTGTTAATAGACGCACTGCTGCACATGCTGGTTCCGGTTCACTCTTTGGCACAAATGGTGCAGCAGAATCTAGAACAGCAAGCATTCCTGAAAGCACCGTTCTCTTCTCTACCGCTGGTGGTGATCAGAATGCGTTTACTAGAATTAACATTGGAACTGGTTCCACAACAGTCAGTGGAGATTCTGAAAATTCTGGTTCCAGAAATCATGTTGGTTCTGGTTCAATCTTTGCAATCAATGGTGCAGCAGAATCTACAACTGTTGCTGAAGAATCAACAGGACTCTTTGAGTTCAATGGATCTGGTGAACCGGTTATCAGAACTCGCGCATTTGCTGGGTCTGGTTCACTGTTCGGAATTGGTGGTGGAGTTGAGGTTGCTGCCGTCGCTCCAGAATCTACTGGACTCTTCACAGTTTCTGGAGAAGCACAGGCACCATTTACCCGCACAAAAGTTGGTTCCGGCACAACATTCGTTTCTGGAAATTCCGAAAACAGAGCGACAAGAATTTACACTGGAGAAGGTCAACTTTCAACATTCGGTGGTGGAGCAGAAGTTGTTGGATTCAATCCAGCAGAAGAAACTGTTCTTTACGAATTTGGTGGAACTGCCGAACCAGTTATCAGAACTCGCGGGTTCAATGCTTCTGGATCTGCAAGTGTCAATGGTGATGCAAACTTCGTTGTTGCTCTCAGTTTTGTTGGTGAAGGTACTTTATCTGCATTCGGAGGAGCAGCAGAATCCAGAACAATTGATGTTGAAAATACCACTCTCTTTGAATTCCGCAATGGTGCAACAGAGTCCTTTACGAAAGGAAATTACAATGCTGCTGGAAATGCAAATATTTCTGGTGAGGCAACAGATATTAAAATTGTTGCTAGTAACGTCGGTTCTGGCACAACATTCGTTAGTGGTGAAAAAATTGAGAAGCAGACAGATAATTATCTTGGTTCTGGTTCACTCTTTGGTCTCAATAGTAGTACTATTACAAGAACTAGAGATTATGATGAAACAGAGATTGGAGCACAGGGAGAAATCGTCTCCACAAATCTGTTTACATTCAATGGCAGTAATCCAGGTAGTGTCACTAGAATTACTCAACCGGGAACTCTTAGAATCACCACGCAAGGTGAAGCAGAAGTTATCCTCAAACTCTTTAGTCCAATTAGAATCTATAGCACCATAATATAATAATTTGTATAAATAAAAGAAGAAAATCTTTGGCTTAAAAAGAATGACCACTCAAGTACAATTCAGAAGGGGTACAACCGCTCAACATCAAACTTTTATTGGTGCTGAAGGTGAAATCACTGTTGATACCACAAAAAATACTGCTGTTGTTCATGATGGTGTGAAAGCTGGAGGAACTGAACTCGCTACTAGGCAGGGATCGCTCGCTATGTCCGTAGCATTTGGTCTTTGATTAGACACGTATATAAACATAACCGAAAGGATTTTTAAAAAATGGCAAAGAAATTAATTACTTATTACACTTTTGAGCCAACGACCAACACTGTCAAGGTCAAGGGCAACATTCCTGCTAAGCGATTGCTTCTCGTAACGAATGTAACAGATAATGTCAATATCTACAATTTTGCTGATGCTTTTTTAGGTCTAGGATCTAGAACATATGACAAAGTTGCAGAGGAAACTACCTTTGTATTGAATTTTAACTGCTCTACTATGCAGAGCACTGATGAACTGCAGATTTTCTATGAAAAAGATTACGTTAACATTGAGCCCTCAGAGACTTATGTTGATGCTGTTTCTAAATTCAGAGTTTCAAACCCAGAGAACTTAGTTGACACCGACTTTGAGTATGGTCCCCAAGCTTCTAAGTGGGAAACTATTCAGACCATTAACAATATTCCTTCGTTCTATGCGTCTACTGCTGATACTACTATTCCCTTTATCTCGGGCGTAACTTCAACTAAGGATAGTGAAATTATTACTGTAACTTGTGAATTTGAACATGGTCTTGCTACTGGTGTTCCTATCACAGTAACTGGTCTTTCTTCACTCTCTGCTGAAGGTGCATATCTGATTCAATCAGTTCCTTCAAACGAAACTTTTACATACAAGGCTAGAGCGAACCAACCAGAAACCAAGAATCTTCAAGGTACATATACTTCTATCATTCCTGGTAAATTCTTCCAAGGTTCTCAGGTTAATCTGAGTTCAACTAAAGGTATTACCTCTGACTTGTTTAGAAAAACTGTTATTGTAAAACCTACAATTGAACTCACGGCAACAACTGCTTTTGATATTGATGTTCTTGTCGGAGCAACAGCAACAACTCCAAGTGCTATTGGTAAAATTGCTAAAGTTGATGGTTCAACCATCACTGTAATTGATATTGAACTTGGTGCCTTTGCTGTAGATGAACCTCTTACTATTACAGGTGCTGCTGTAGAATATACTATTGAGTCTACCGCAAACAATGGTGTAGTAGACAGTGGAAATAGATATTTTATTGGCAATACCGTTGAAACTTGCTATCTTGAACCAGACTTTACTTTAATCAGAAATTCAATTTATATCTTTGATCAATCTGATGTAAGTAATAATAATCATCCACTTGAGTTTGCTGATGCTGCAACTGGTGGTAATGTTCATAGTACCTATGTATATGCGAATGGTACACCTGGAACTGCTGGTGCATATACCAGAATTCTGATAACATCAGCAGAACCATCTTATAATACTCTTTATTATAGATGCCAGAATCACGCTGGTATGGGTTCTTCTTATAATATTGTATTTGGAACAAATACTAAAGTTCTTCTGACAACCAGATCAGAACATGGTTTTGCTGACAATACAAACTTCTACTTTGTTAACACAGTTTCTCCTAAGGTTCTGGAAGTTCCTGATTCTACAGTAACTGCTCCTGATGGAAGACCAACTATTGACCACGTTGAACAGGCAAACATTGTTACTGCTGAAGATCCTACTCAGAGAGTTCCTTATAATTATGAGTCTACATATACGAAACGTTTTGATGAGACTGACATCAACTATGGAAGTGATTCCATTACGATGACTAGTCATGGTTTCCATAACCGTGCTGCTGTTCTTTACTACCCAAATCCTGGCGACCTTCCCATCGGCGGTCTTTCCAGAATGCAGGTTTATTATATTGAAAGAATTGACGATAACTCTTTCTATCTAAATCATTCGCAAAGAATGAATTATAGACTTAATCTCTCTTCAGGTGGTACTTTTGCTCACGGTTCACATAACCTTGGTCTAGTTTATAATATTGAGTCTGAATATAGTCCTAGAAGAGATTTCTATGTTTACTATCGTACATACTATAGATCAAATAGAAACACCTATTCTGGGTATGATTTTGCTAGTGTTGATGGTACTTACGGTTTAGGAAGAACTCCTTGGGATGTTGCCGCATTCTTCTGCACCACACGTTATGGTGATGGAATTAGTTCCAACCACTCTGAACGATATCTCATGAAGTGGGATTACTATCGTAGAGGTTATGAGATGAGAACCTATGGTTATCATCACGAAACTCTTCCCCTCGGTAATACACAGTGGCAAGGAACTTATGACTTCCTGACCGACCATGAGAACCAAGGTGTTAACGGTAATAACAATGGTAACTATAGCTATGGTTATGTTTCAGGTGGATATCAAGGAAGAAACTCCAAAACATACTGGACAAACAGTTCATGTTACCTCTATGACGAGAGTGATTACCAATTCAGATTGAATGGTAATGAGTGGTACTACTGGTATTACCAATCTGGTTATGACGGTGACCCCACATGGAATTTCCGTTCAGTCAATGAAGATGGTCAGACAAACCAGTATATTGCTCTTCTGAAGAGAAATACTTCTACCAATGATTCTTTCTATAAACAGAATCATGGTTTTAATACCAATGATAGTGTAGTTTTGTCATCCACAGGTGCTGTTCATTATTACTATAATAATGCTGGTAATAGAACTTCCACCAGTAGCGGAACATGGTATATTGATAGAATCAACAACGATAGATTCAGAATTAAGTCTAGTACAGGTGCATCTCCAATGAGACTTGCTGGTGCCACGGGTACCACTACATTTACTGCTGTCCTGACAAACCCAAGCAGAAACTCTATCTACATCGCAGACAACCAGTTCTCTGCAGGTGAACTTCTGAAGTATAACACAACTGGTGTTGCTCCTACCGGTAGCCCTGGTCTGGTTGATGGTACTTCTTACTATGTCTATCCTATCAGTGGTAACAGATTTACTCTGTCGGCTACTCAAGGTGGATCAATGATTGATATCACAAGTAGTGGTAGTGGTGCTCATACATTTGAGAACACAACTGCTGATTTCGGTGTTGTTGATGGTTCATACACAACTACTACAGCAATTAGTGAGACTGAATTGGAAGTTACAATTCCATTCAAAATTCCTCCAACATCAAAAGCATTTAATAGTAATACTGATGTTGATATTGTTGACATGCGTATCAACATTCCAAACCACTTCTTTGGTACTGGAACAAGAGTCATCTATGACAACAACGGAGGAACTGATATTAGTGGTTTGACTAATAATACTGACTATTATGTCATTGTACTTGACCACAACTTCATCAAACTTGCTGCTACTGAAGCAGATGCAACTGCAGAACCACCAGTTCCTCTCGCCTTCACTAGTACTGGAAGTGGACTTCAAAGATTTATAAGTTCCAACCTTTCAGGTGAAGTTACTGGTGCAGGAACAATTGAAACTGTTTCTGGTTCAAGAAGTATTATTGGTACAGATACATCCTTTGAAAGATTCTTCAAGGTTGGTGATACTATCAAACTGGTTGATGTGACTGGTGGTACTCCTGGTACGATTAAGTCCAGAATAATTACTGCTATTACAGATGACAACACTCTCCTCGTAGAGACTGCTGTTGATTTCACTGCTACTAATGTAGTTTATCTAATTCCTTCCTACATCTATGTACGTCCTGATGGATTCTATCTCCATAGACCATTTGATGGTGGTATGGAAATCGGTACTTCTAAGTCACCCAACTCTAAAATTTCTAGACAGACTCGTAAGTACTTCCGTTATCAGTCAGGTAAAGGTATCCAGACTTCATACGCGATCAACTTTATTCCGTTGATTCCTGTCCTAGATCTTTCATATGCTACTCGTGGTACTACAGTATCTACTGCTGCTACTGGAACTCAAGGTGATGATCAACTGACGGTTGCTGATACTTCAGGTATTATTCCTGATATGAAAGTTACTGGTTCTGGTATTGGTCTTACTCCAGAAGGAGGACAAACCAGAGTTATTGAGGTCATTAACTCAACCACACTTAGAATCAGCAGCAACTGTGAAGCAAGTCTTGTTTCTGAGACTCTTGTATTCCATGAAATTGTTGAAGGTCTCGTAACGACATCAAAACCACATAATCTTACAAATCAACTTGATATTAAGATTATTGAATCGGACGATCAGGCGTGGAATATTTCTTCTAACGTAACCTCCATTCAAAATGATTATGAATTTAAATATCTTCTTGATGTTGAACCTGCTAGAAGTAATTCTGGTGGATTCCCTAAAGCACAGGTTCTTTCCTGGTCTGGTTGTGACATCCGCGCTGGTATGTTTGATGATCAGAATGGTTTCTTCTATGAATTCAATGGTCAAACTCTGAATTGTGTAAGAAGAAGTTCAGTTCTTCAACTTCCTGGTACAGTTAGTGTGACGAATCAGGATAACATTGTTACTGGTACAAATACTAAGTTCCTCTCGGAACTGAATAAGGGTGAGCAGATCGTTATTCGCGGTATGTCTTACAGAGTCGTTAAAGTTACCAGCAATACACAGGTTACAGTTCAACCTGCTTATCGTGGCGTTACTGCTGAAAACGTTATTTGTACTAAGACAATTGATACTAAGGTTGGTCAACCCGACTGGAATGTTGATAAAGCAGATGGTAATGGTCCTTCTGGATTTGATCTTGATGTCAGCAAGATCCAGATGTGCTACATGGATTACTCCTGGTATGGTGCTGGTAAGATCCGCTTCGGATTTAAGGATCAAAACGGTCACGTCAAGTATGTCCATGAATTCAAGCACAACAACCGCTTGACTGAATCTTACTTCCGTTCAGGTAACCTGCCTGCACGTTATGAGATTGAAAATAATGAACTACCAAGTTATGTCGGAACTCTGTTCCACTGGGGTACTTCAGTTATTATGGATGGTATGTATCAGGATGACGAAGCGTACTTGTTCACGGCATCTGGCAACGTCCAGAAGTTTACTAACGAATCCGCTGTTGATAAGAACACTCAATCAAATACTGCTATTCGTAGTGAAAGATACCAAGGTAGCTATTACTACAGAGAGTACTTCCTCGTACTGTTCTTCCAGCAATCTGACGCATCTGCATTCGCTACTAACACACTGTTGTATCACAACACGATCGCGAGTGGATACTTCCAAACTGGTAGAGCAATTAACTCTAGAAGTAGGAATGGATCTAGTTACTATGAAGTATACATCCAGTACTTTGAAGGAACTAACGCTGTATTCAACAGATATCACACTGATAACATCCAAAGAACTCTTTGCGGATCTAATGGTTGTATCACTGTTCCTTCTGGAACTACGATGTCTATCGGTGCTCCTTCTGGAACTGACAACCCAATTCCTCAGGATATTCCTCTTATCTCAATCAGACTCGCACCTTCGGTTGACTCATCAATCACAGGCGCACTGGGCGAAAGAGAAATCGTTAACAGAATGCAACTTAAACTTGCTTCCGTTGGTATTCTTACCACGCATGAGACTGAAATCAGTCTCAAACTGAACGGAAGACTGAGTACTGACGCATATCAGAATGTTCAAGAACCTTCCTTGTGTCAGTTGGTTAGACACTCTTCTAACGAAACTGTCGCGGGTGGTTCAACGATTCTCTCCTTCCGTGCTGCTGGTGGTAGTACTGGTGAATCTACTTCAACCGCTTACGACCTCAGTCAGATCTCTGCACTGGGCAACTCAATCCTAGGTGGAGATGGTACATTCCCCAACGGACCCGACATCCTCACAGTTGTTGCGAAGATCGTTGACGCTACTGGAGTTAGCACTGCTAACCCCTTCGCTGTGTCGGCAAGGGTCACCTGGCAAGAATCTCAGGCATGATCCTGGTATAAAAAACCAAAAAAATGGGGGGCATATGCCCCCTTTTTTATTCTGCAAACATTGCAGTAACAAAAGAATATCGTAGTTTAGATTTTTCTGATGCATCATAACATATACTATGCCATGCATTTCCTCTGTACATACTCATACTATTATATTCTGCTGGAATTTCAAAATAAAATTCATAAAATTTATTTCCCCTAAAGAAAACCCAAGGTTCCCAACCAGCATTAGCACCTTCCTCAGCATATCTATCTCTAAGTTCTAACGCATCTTCTTTGGGAGCGCGACTAAGTTCAAATTCATTGTGGTATACATTTCCACTTGAGCATTTAATTCTATAAAACGAAGTTGATGTTTTAGTTCCAGGATCAGTTAAATATAAATTTGAAGCAATTCCAAAACGATCTGTGTGAGGAAGATAATTTTTTTGATATGCTTTCATTCCAGGATAGCAACAGTTAGTAAAGTTATCAAAACTAACTCTATTTAAAGGGTATCTATGGAATTTTAACTGATGACCAACTTTAAAAAAATGTTCATTTAATTTAGCAAAATAATTTTCTTTGAGGTATTGCTGAAAACCTGGAGCTGAACTATCAATTTTAGTTTCTTGATTTCGTTGAAGACTCACATTCCTATCTTCAGCAGGAAATTTAGAAAGAAACTCAGCAAAATCATCTGGTCGTTTTAAGACATTGTGACCTTTGATATATTTAATTCCTTCAAACCTGCATAATTCAAATTCAGAATCAGGATTAATTTCAATCAAAGATTCTATGTCTCCAGATGAATATCTAGAAAAATTATTAATATCCATTAACCAACATTAGTAGCATTAAATGAGCAATTTAAAGTATACCTTTCACCTGCAGTAAAATTATTAACAGTGAAAAAACTGCTTTTATAAGCAATCATTCTATTTTGTTTTGCTTCAATATACTCTGTTGGTTTAAAGTGTTCGGACTCAGTAAATTCTTCAAATAGTTTTAATTCTCCTGAAGCAAGACTGTATTCCCCAAGAACTTTAAAAATCTTTTCTCGGGTATCATCATCCTCAAGCATGAAATCTTCAACTGAGGAATATGATCTTCCCTCAAAAACAAAATCGTAGAAAGTAACTCCCATTTTACTTTCTTCTGTATCATCACATAAGAACACTGTACTAGTAAATTCACCACCACTAGGACATGGAACATTAAATCCTTTATCTACAATCATTTCGTCATAATATAATGTTGCTTCAGTAGCACTTGAAAATATAATTTTATCAACTAGGTTGGTCTCATCAGAGTTAATATTAGGAATTAAATAATCTTTTTCAGTAAGATATTCATAAATTGTTTTAATAAATTCAACTGAAAAATCTCTTGGGATAGGTTGAACAATACCCTTGGTTCCTAAATATTCAACATTTTTCCCACCATAAAATAAAATTTCATTAATCTCATGACAGTTTGTTGAGTGAAATTTTAAGAGGTTTTCTTCTATTTTCTCATATGCATGAAAAAAATTATCAACAAGAATACAGTTATCCATCTCCTCAATTTCAGGAGGTCTACTTGCCATAAGTAGTGTTGTATCAAAAGTAGTAATTTTACTTTTTTTAATTGCAGGAGCAGGAGTTAATTCAGTTTGCATTAGATTCTTCTCCAGCAGCAGTCATTGACTCTGGATTAAAGTCACCTTCTTTTTTATCATTATTCATAGACTCTAATTCTTCTCTCAATGCAGCTTGCGTTGCGTCTGATCCCAGTGTAATTGTAGTTGAGTGTTTATCAGTTTCAACTTCTACAGTGTGTTCTTCTAACCATTTTTCAAGGATATTTGTGTATTGATCAATAACAGTTTGATCAGGATTATAAATTACACGGATAAAATCTGTATGAAAATTAAAGGTATTTTGACGAGCTAAAGGTGCCCATACAGAGTATGATAGGGATGCGGCATTTTCAGGAGAAGTGTTAGTTTCTTCTGACATCTCCTCAACATTAACTACATTATTAATGATGTGTTTTACACTAAATGGATTAGTTACTAGATACCCAAGGGATTCATTTGATTCTGGATCAATTGCTTCGCGAACATCAGCAATAATAGTTTCTCCAGTTTCTAGGAGGCAAAGTTGAAGACTCATTTTTTATCGGAATACTATACTATATTATAACACATATTCAAGTCAGGTCAATTGACTATATATTGTGTTGTGTTTTTATTTAGTGCATAAAGAATGAACTCTGTTACGGATATCCCCCTATATGATGTAATTCAGTCAATTGAGGAGAAGCACGGGTCGGACGTGCATATGGTTATTGAAGCATTACTTCCTGAGGGAAAAAATCCCGAAGATTATGAATCAGAACCAGAATTGCCAGTAGATGAACTCATGTGGTGGTGTGAATTTCAGGATAAAGTAAAAGTATTTGATAATATTACTCGTGTAAAAGATTGGTTTTTAAATGAAGTAGAATTTGATGAAGAACTTGAAGCAGAAGTTCAGGAAATGGGAGATGTCTGCTGGCATTATTCTTCGGGTGAATTTTCGGGTGAATTAGTTAGGAATGAAGAAGGAGAAGTTATTCATACAGATGAAGAGTATGCTGCATACCGAGAAAGAAATCCAGAAAATTTTGGAGATCTTCCAGATCAAGAATGTGTGGAATGTAGTGGATTTCCAGAAGGTATAGAATAGAGTATGATAAATACCTTTAGGAAACTAGGGTATTTTTTTATTCATGGCACGACCCTCAACACGCCAGGAGTTAGTTGACTACTGCTTAAGGAAATTAGGTTTTCCCGTCCTAGAGATTAATGTAGATGATGATCAAATTGAGGATCTCATGGACGATGCTATTCAATTCTTCCAAGAGCGTCATTTTGATGGAAGCATCAAAACATTTTTAAAGGTAGAAATTACTGAACAGATGATTACTGACGCGAAAGCGAACAGTGCAATTGCTGGTACTGATTTTAAGGAGCAGAATAACTATATTACTGTTCCTGAGCATGTACTTGGAGTAACGCAAGTCTATGCTTATGATAATAGTTCATCAGCGACATCAGGAAATATTTTTAGTATGAAGTACCAGTTATTCTTGAATGACTTTTATAATTTTGGTTCAATGGAAATCTTGAACTACTATATGGTTAAGCAGTATCTTGAAACTCTTGATTTTGTAATTGGTAACTTCAAACCAATTAGATTTAACAAAAGAGAAAATAGATTATACATTGATACTGACTGGGGTAATATTACTGCAGGACAACATTTAATTCTTGACTGTTATAGAATGATTGATCCTAATAATGCAGCAGAAATTTATAATGATGTATGGTTAAAGAGATATCTTACCGCTCTGATCAAACGTCAGTGGGGACAAAACCTTATTAAATTTAAGAACGTATCACTTCCTGGTGGTACAACTCTAAATGGAAGAGAGTTCTATGAAGATGCACAAGAAGAAATTGAAACTATTCTTGGTGAATTTAAATTAGCAGCAGAGTTACCACCACTAGATATGGTCGGTTAAGATGAAGAATTTATACTTCACACAAGGAACAAAGGGTGAGCAGGGTCTAGTTCAGGATCTTGTAGACGAACAGATCAAGATGTATGGTCTGGATTGCTATTATATTCCTCGTAAAATTCATGAGGATAAGTTATGGAATGACATCTACTACTCACAGTTTAAGGATAGTTATCTCATTGAGATGTATCTTGAAAACTTTGAGCAGTTTGGTGGCAATGGAGATATGCTGTCTAAATTTGGTCTTCGTGTAACTGATGAAATTCAACTGACAGTATCTAGAAGAAGATGGCAAGATTTTGTAGAGACTTCCACAAACAAAATAGTCAGCGGAAGACCTAATGATGGTGACCTTATCTGGTTTCCATTAAATGAAACAGTATTTGAAATTAAGTATGTAGAAAACCAAAAACCTTTCTATCAGTTAGGAAGTCTATATACATATACCATGACATGTGAAGTCTTTGAGTACGGTGACAGTATCTTTGATACTGGAATTGCTGCTGTTGACAACACTGAAATGGAATCTGGTGTATACCCCGTTGTATTCAGTGCCGGTGGTTCTGGATATTGGATTCAGGATGAGAAAGTTACAGGAACAAGATTCAATGCTGCAGCAACTACTGTAGTTGCAGTAGATGGAGTTCTTGGTCAAATTACTATTACCAATGCTGGTAGTAAGTATGAAACTGCACCAGTAGCACGTTGGTTCACACCAACTAATTCTTTGATTGGTACATCAACAACAGAGATTACTAATGGTGTAGTCTCTAAAGTTAATTCACCAACAACTCCATATGTTTATGGCGACATTACATATGATGTTTTTGGCAATGTTGAAAGTGTTGCTGGTTATGCACCCACTATTGTTATTGATGGATCTCCTGCAAACATTGTAGGAAAAGTTGCAGAGTGGAACGAGGACACTAGAACATTAAGTGTTGCATATGCAAATGGGACATTTAATGTCAACGAAGAATTAGTTGGCGCTGATTCTAATGCAAGATGGTCAGTCTCATCATTTGACACTCTTGATATGACTGATTCGTTCTCAGAAAATAGAGAACTAGAAGATGAAGCAGATGATATTCTTGACTTCACTGAAAGGAATCCGTTTGGAGAATTTGGTAATTTTACAGGTAGCTTCTAATGTTAGGAAATTATTTTTATCACAAAATTATTAGGAAGACAGTTACCACATTTGGTACGCTTTTTAATAACATTCAATTAAAAACTTTAGATGCTAATGGCAAAGATGTCATGGAGCAAAAAGTTCCATTGGCATATGGTCCCATTCAAAAGTTTTTAGCAAGACTTGCTGCTGCTCCAAATCTTGACAAGAAGGTAACGATTACTGTTCCTAGATTGTCATTTGAAATGACCGGTATCTCATATGATAGCACAAGGAAAGTTCCTCCTATTCAGAGAAATAGAGCGGTTGGTGATGGTAAAACGACAACAACTAAAACTCAATATCTTCCTGTTCCATATAATATTGGATTTGAGTTGAATGTAATCTCAAAATCTCAAGATGATGCATTGCAGATTCTTGAGCAAATTCTTCCATTCTTTCAACCACAATTTAGTATGACTGTGGATCTTATTCCTGAAATGAATGAGAAGAGAGATATTCCAATCATCTTAGAAAGTATTGATTTTACTGATGATTATGAAGGTGATTACTCTACCAGAAGATACATTTATTATACACTAAGATTTAGCGTCAAGACCTTTATGTATGGTCCTGTTGCTGCCAATGACATCATTAGAAAGTCTATTGCTACTACTTTTCTTGGCGATAAGGATACTAATGCTAGGATAATGGAATATAACGTTACACCTAAAGCATTAGAAGATAAAAATAACGACGGTACTATTAACGCAGCAGATGATGCTCTATTACAACCAGATGATGACTTCGGATTTAATGAAGGTATAACGTATCATGGACAATAAATTCCAGAAGAATATGGAAGATGTTTTTGACATCACTCCTATGGATGAAGAGGAGCAACCTAAACCTGAAAAGGTTGATGTTACTAGTGCTGATATAGAGACAGATTATAAGTATGCTCGTGGTGAGTTGTATGAACTCATTCAGAAGGGTCAGGTTGCCATTGAGGAACTCCTAGACGTTGCTAGGAGCAGTAACCACCCAAGAGCATACGAAGTCGCCTTCCAGGGCATTAAGAACGTTGCTGACATCACTGATAAATTATCTGATCTTCAGAAGAAGATGAAAGATCTAGGTCAGGAAGAAAAGAAAGGACCAACAACAGTTAACAATACTATGTTTGTAGGATCTACTGCTGATCTCGCTAAGATGTTGAAGCAAGCAAAAAATAAATTAGAAGATAAATAATTAAAAATTTAGAACAATGATTATCAAACCCGTATCAGTTGCTGTTGATCTTGACTCTGCAGCAAGCAATGTATCTTCGGCAACATTAGTTTCAGTTCTCAACACTAATACTGCTGCTTGCTTGATCGTTAACAGTAATGGAAATAATTTTTATATCGGCGCTGGTGAGCGTGTTGAGGTAAAAAAACTTCCTGCAGAAACACTTGAAGCAACTACAGGTTCTTCTGCTTCTGTGTGGGCATCCTCTGTCGCACACCTTAATTGAATAAATATCCTAGTAAACCCTCCCTGCTGGCATGAAGTCATTTAAAGAATTTAGAGAACTAAGCGAAGCGAAACGTGGACTTTATGCTAACATTCACGCTAAAAGAAAGCGTGGAGAAGCACCTGCTAAACCTGGATCCTCCGATTATCCAGACAAGGATGCTTTCAAAAAGTCGGAGAGGACTGCTAAAGAAGAATTTGAACTCACCCAAGAAGGAGCAGCCTGGACAAAAAAGTCAGGAAAAAGTAAGTCAGGAGGACTTAACGCAAAAGGACGCAGATCTTATGAAAAGGAAAATCCAGGATCTGACCTTAAAGCACCAAGCAAAAAGGTTGGAAATCCCAGGAGGGCATCCTTCTGCGCTAGAATGAAGGGTATGAAAAAGAAATTGACTAGTAAGAAAACATCTAGAGATCCCGATAGCAGGATCAATAAATCACTGAGAGCTTGGAACTGTTGATAAATGGCTGATAAAGTTTATAAAGGTTCGCCCAATCTAAAAGCGGCGAACGTGGAAATGAGTTTCACTCCCAAACAAGTTCAGGAGTGGTTGAAATGTGCTGACGATCCAGTCTACTTTACTAAAAATTATATCAAGATTGTGTCACTGGATGAGGGTCTGGTGCCATTTAAGATGTGGGACTTTCAAGAAGATATGATTGAAAGGTTCCATAGTAATCGTTTTAATATTGCTAAACTGCCACGTCAGACTGGTAAGAGTACCACTGTGGTTTCTTACCTGCTGCATTATTGTATCTTTAATGATAATGTCAACATCGGTATCCTAGCAAACAAACTAAGTACATCCAGAGAACTTCTCGGTAGGTTGCAACTTGCTTATGAGAACCTTCCTAAGTGGATGCAGCAAGGTATTGTGTCATGGAATAAAGGATCTCTAGAACTTGAGAATGGTTCTAAGATCATGGCAGCATCTACTTCTAGTTCTGCTGTCCGAGGTATGTCATTCAACATCATCTTCCTGGACGAATTTGCTTTCGTTCCAACTCACATTGCCGAGCAGTTTTTCTCCTCAGTATACCCTACGATCTCCTCTGGTAAGTCTACCAAGGTTATTATCATCTCCACCCCTAACGGGATGAATATGTTCTACAAACT